AGCATAAGAATATGCGCGATTACATGCAGCTAGTTGAAACGCTAATTACTCAACCAAAGGTATTAAGTGTTGAAATGTCACCTTATGACTTTGGCACTTTAATGAAAGAGTATCGTGCAACTGATCCTACCTATAACAAGATAGGTGACAACGCGATGGTTGCATTCTACAGCGAAGAAGAACGCGAAGACTTTAAGAAATTCTTAAAAGCTAATAAAGTTGGCTTCACAGAAATAGACGACGAGTATAAAGATGGACTTCCATAACCTACAAAAAATGCTCTACGAAATAGAGCCAACTGACCCAACAGCGGAAAGAGCAGCTCTAGAAGCAGCCGCAAGTGGACGAGAAGCTCCGGCACGGCAGCATAGGACGCCCAAAACGGTCAACGAAAGTATGTCTGTGCCAGCGGAACCTATAGACGAAGTGTCGCAACTAGTGGCGCTTGCAGGAGCTACAGCAAAGCAACCTGCGCCAGTTTCAGATGAAGCTTCTGAACTAGCTGCACTAGCAGGCATTCCTATAAACGAAGCTCATAAAAAAGGTAAAGCTGGCCAGCTTAAAGGTAAAGATAAGGTTTCTAAGTCAAGTACTTCTAAAAGCGGCGAGCAGAAAAACTCAACACGCGGAAAACTTGTAGGAAGTACAGAACCTCGCAACAACGGCGACGAGCTCGCAGACGATTTTGATTCTGGGTTTAAAGCTCCTAATAAGATAGACCCGTATAAAGGCGCCGGCAAGTCGAGCAAAGGTGGCGGTGGGGCCGCCGAGCCTGCACCAAAAGAGCCAAAAGGGTTGCCTCCAAAGTTAGCAGCCGAACTTGGGAAGTATTCAACTGCACTAAGTAACATCTTTCGTAAGCCAGATTCAAGAGAAGCAAAACAATTTAAAGAACTAATGAAAGCAGCTGATCCTAATCTTCAACTAGAAGCATACATGGAAAGCAAGAAAGAATACGACAACCCTCGCAAGGCAACACGCACTACTCAGTCTAGTGATGTGTCATCAATCAAAGAAGAACTGTTTCGCAGACTTGATCAAAAAAGATAAAATATGAAACTGGCTAAGCTCGATTACGAATTCGAAACAGAACCGTATATCACTAAGCCAATTCATCCTATGTCTCTTCTATATGGTAGGTACACTGGCTGCAATCGTGCCAGTTATAAGCCTTTCGATATAGTACTCCTACTTTACGAAAACGCACAAGTGCACTACGGAAAACCCTGGTATATCGATCAAGAAAAGTCTACTAAAGGACTAGTACTACATCATTCAGGACTTTATTGCAGGTATGCGTTTGCAGGCAAAGCAAAAGAGCAAATCCAAGAAGCTGGAAAGTATCGACCTGAACTGTTAGAAATGCTTAACATCAAGCCGATGTGGGGTATCGACCTTTACATAGAATATAAAGGCAGTGACTGTTTTACTGAAATCATTCATGTTGAAAGAGATTACTTTACACTAAAAGAAGCTCAGACAGCAAAAAGAAATCTAGAAAAAGTTGTCGACAAAACCAACTGGGATGAAAGAGTAGCTCTTTTGCTGTCTCGTAAAGATCAATGGTGCGGCCTGTCTCGAGAAGATCAACACGAGTATAAAGCTAAGTTTTTTGGCTGGCACCAAAATTTCGACAACTATTGCCCTATAAATACAAAAAAGTATTTTCGAACAAAAGGGAGGACTGTATGAAATTAGTAAAAACCAACAGCGAATTTGAAGCCGAGCCATACCTTACAAAACCAATACTACTCGATCAACTAAAACTCCTTCCTTTTAGAGACTTTGATAAAGACGGGTACGAAGTTCCTGCAGAATTAGAACACCTTCATTACGTCGCAAACAACGTAAACCTAAACACGCACATACAATACCACATTGCCCCAGTACAGCCTTGGTACGTTGACGAAGAAGACGCAGAAGAAGGCCTAATGTTGGATCATTGCATGTTGCTGTGTCGTTATGCGTTTGCGGGTAAAGCAAGAGAACGCATCAAAGAAGTAGCACAAACCCGTCCGATCCTTAACAAGCTTCTGAGCATACAGCCCAAGTGGGGCATAGACTTCTCTCTAGACTATGTTGACCACAACATTTGTATGGAAGTGATGCACATAGAACAAGACTTTGACAACTTAGAAGATGCTCAAGCTGCAAAACTAAGGCTTGAAGTAATTATAGAATCAACTGATTGGGAACAAGGAGTTAAAGACTTGTTATTGTGTAAAGACAATTGGCAATACCTGTCGTCAGACGACCAGTCTGATTTCAAAGCCCAGTTTTTCGGGTGGCACCGTGCGTTTGACAACAAGAAAGTATTTTCCACTTAATACTTGACTCACCAGCAAAAACACTATATACTACAATAACTTAGCACAATAAGGAGAAGCTATGAGTGATCGCACCTACGGTCCTGAAGAAAAAGCAAAACTAGAAAAGTTAGTGCAAGAAGGCGTAACTGTACTCCAAGAGATTGAGGATCTCAGAGAGGGCTTGAAAGAAACTGTTAAAGCAACAGCAGAAGAACTTGACGTTAAGCCTGCACTGATCAACAAAGCAATTAAGATTGCTAAAAACCGTGACTGGGACAAGCATTACGACGAGTTTGACGACCTGGAAACTATCGTTACCACTGTTGGCGTAGACAAGTAAATGATCGCTGAACGCAAGCCTTATCAGTGGCTAGCGTGGCTCAGCACTTGCTGTTTGCTTGTCGCCGCCACTTTAGCTGCTTTTAATATCTATCCCTGGTATATATTTGCGTTTATAGGCAGCAATACACTATGGGTGATTATAGGCTTGCTGTGGAAGGAACAAAGCCTTGTGGTACTAAACGCAGGGCTTACAGCTATCTACGTACTAGGATTATTTTTTTAATGTCAAACGACCCAGAACACAAAGACATACTTGGTAACTATATCAGAATCGGCGACTCAGCTGTGGTTCCAGACGGACGTCGTAACCTAAGGGTTGGCGTTGTAGAACGAGTAACTCCTAAGATGGTTGCAGTTAAAACCGTCGGAAGCGGAATTAGTCGTCGCGAAAGACTGCTATACCCAGGAGATATTCTAGTAGTCAATGATTCAAAAGTTACGTTGTATCTACTAAAGCATCAGGCGCAATAGCTTGATAGAGTCGTTCACTTTACGAACATGCAGACGGCAGCGTTAGCCACTAATAACGAGAGGAGAGAAAATGAATACACCCACCTACGACTGGTTGGACGAGCCTGACGAAGCCGTTGGCCAATGCAACGATTGTCCTCACCCTAACGGATGCATTCGAGAATGCATCATAGCAACATACAAACACGAAGCAGTAGCAAAGATCAGAAATGAGGAGCAACACTAATGTCATACGTCGACGCGATGTTTGATCGCGACGCGGATACTATCAAGGTTGTTGAACGAATTGATGGTGCTCGCAAATTCCAAGAATTTCCAGTCAAGTACACCTTTTACCACGAAGACCCGCGAGGCAAATACAAAAGCATTTTCGGTGACCCGTTGCAGAGAATCGTTTGTAAGAACACAAAAGAGTTCCGCAAAGAGATAGCAATCAATAGAGGCAAGAAAATGTTTGAGTCGGACGTCAATCCGATCTTTCAGTGCCTTAGTGAAAATTTCCTCAACCAAGATGCTCCAAAGCTAAACATTGCGTTCTTTGACATCGAGACGGACTTCGACCCAGACAGGGGGTTCGCAGATCCGTCAGATCCGTTTATGGGCATTACAAGTATCTCTATATACTTGCAGTGGCTGGAAACAATGATCTGCTTAGCTGTGCCGCCAAAGACATTGACTATAGACGAAGCACAAGAACTGATCAAAGACATTCCAGGTGTTGTACTGTTTGAAAAAGAAGCAGACATGCTAGATACGTTCCTAGATGTTATCGAAGACAGTGACATTTTAAGCGGGTGGAACAGCGAGGGCTATGATATACCCTACACTGTAAATCGTGTAGCAAGAGTTCTTAGCAAGAACGACACACGCCGTTTCTGCTTGTGGGATCAGCTGCCTAAGCGTAGAGAGTACGAGCGGTTTGGTAAGACTGCTGAAACATTTGACCTAGTAGGTCGTGTGCACCTAGACAGTCTGCAACTATATCGCAAGTATACTTATGAAGAGCGTCACAGCTACAGACTTGATGCTATCGGTGAAATTGAAGTAGGCGAAAACAAAGTGCCATATGAAGGCACGTTGGACCAGTTGTATAACAACGACTTCAGACTGTTTATTGAGTACAACATTCAAGACACCGCACTGCTAGACAAGCTAGACAAAAAACTGCGATTTATCGACTTGTCAAACGAACTTGCGCATTCCAACACAGTACTATTACAAACTACTATGGGTGCTGTTGCTGTGACAGAGCAAGCAATTATCAACGAAGCTCACCACAGGGGTATGCAGGTACCTAACCGTACAAAATACGACGAAGGTGCAACTCAAGCAGCAGGTGCGTATGTAGCGTTTCCTAAGAAAGGCTTGCACAAGTGGATAGGCTCGATGGACTTAAACTCACTATATCCAAGTGTGATTCGTTCACTGAACATGGGTCCAGAAACAATTGTTGGCCAATTACGTCCTGATGCCACTGACGCAGTGATACACGAAGAAATGACTCTCAAGAAAAAGTCGTTTGCAGGAGCATGGGAAGGGCGCTTCGGTACGTTAGAGTATGACGCTGTGATAGACAAGCGCAAAGACATGGCCATAACTATCGACTGGGAAGATGGTAAGAGTGACGTGCTAAGCGGTGCTGAAATCTATCAGCTGATATTTGATAGCAACATGCCGTGGACACTATCTGCAAACGGCACAATCTTTACAACAGAGTTTGAAGGCGTTATTCCGGGTATCTTGAAGCGTTGGTATGCAGAACGTAAAGATCTGCAGGCTATGAAAAAGAAAGCTGAAGAAGCAGGCAACGCAACAGAAAAAGCGTTTTGGGATAAGCGACAATTGGTTAAGAAGATTAACTTGAACTCACTGTATGGTGCTATCTTGAATCCGGGCTGCCGATTCTTTGACAAGCGCATTGGGCAGTCAACTACACTCACAGGCAGACAGATTGTTAAACACATGTCAGCAGAAGTAAACAAAGTGATCACAGGTGAATATGATCACGTTGGCAACGCTGTTATCTACGGCGACACTGACTCTGTTTACTTTAGTGCATACCCTATACTTGCAGAAGACATTGCAAAAGGGAAAATTCCATGGGACAAGGATTCTGTAACTGCTCTTTATGATCAGATTGCTGGACAAGTTGACACTACGTTCTCAGCATTTGCAGCAAGAGCGTTTCACTGTCCTAAGAGTAGAGCAGTAGTTATCAAGGCTGGTCGAGAGATTGTTGCGCAGTCAGGTCTATATATTACTAAGAAGCGATATGCTGCACTTGTGTACGACGACGAAGGCGAGCGCAAAGACGTAGACGGATCGCCTGGCAAGGTCAAAGCAATGGGCTTAGACTTACGCAGGAGTGATACTCCGGTATACATGCAGGACTTTTTGAAAGAGATACTGTTAATGGTACTGCAAGACGCGCCCAAGGAAGATGTACTAGAGCGTATAACAAAATTCCGTAAAGAGTTCGAGGACATGCCAGGGTGGGACAAAGGCTCTCCAAAGCGTGTAAACAACCTTAGTAAATTCCGCACACAAGAGGAAAAGCAAGGTCGAGCAAACATGCCAGGACACGTAAGGGCAGCACTCAACTGGAACACACTCAAGCGCATGAACGGTGACAAGTATTCTCAAGAGATTGTAGACGGCATGAAGTGTATTGTCTGCAAGCTCAAGCAGAATCCATTGGGCTACACCAGTGTGGCGTACCCGACAGACGAGTTACGCTTGCCAGAATGGTTTAAAGAACTGCCATTCGACGACAATGCAATGGCTGAAACTATTATCGACAACAAACTAGGCAACTTGATTGGCGTGCTAGACTTTGACCTTGAGGACACAAAGCAACACACAACATTCAGTTCTTTGTTTGATTTTGGTGACTAAACCTAAATACATGAAGAAATTTGTTGACAATCAACAACTTAGAGCTTACACTGTAATACATAACATTAAGGAATCTATATGAAAGACATTTTACAAGACGTAGTTGCACACACCCATGCACTAGGTTTCATTTCGCTTGTTAAGGTGACAAGCGAGGACGACACTGTAATCGAGTCAATGGCGGACGATCGTTCTGTAATTGTTTCAGCAGTAACACACAAACCAGTTGGTGAATTTTCCGGCGTATTCGGTATGCCGAACCTAGACAAGCTAAACCTGCACTTGAAGAATCCA